TCGCTAAGATTGCCAAATTTTTCAAACAGTTCTCCAAAAAACTTAACAACAGGAGTTATTGCTTTTAAAAACTCTTTTCCTATTGGAGCAATAGTTAATTTAAATTGCTCTATGGCTTCTTTGAAATCTGTTGCTACAGAGTCCTCTATTGCACCTAGTTCTCGCTCTGACAAGATTGCAAGCTCTTCTATGGACTTTCCAGCAAGATCCAACACTCTTGCCGCCTGCCCGCCTTCTTTAGTAACATTTTCAAATAAAGTAGATAAACGTGCAAACTGGAACTTACCAAATAATTGCTCAATTGCCCTTGATCTGTCAAGTGGGGCAAGAGTGTCTAATGCATTTGCAAAATCAATTACTGTCTGTTTTAGATTTCCAACATTTCCTTCAACGATTCCTTTTATGTTAATTCCCAAATCGCCAAGCATTGCTGCTGCTTTATCTGATGGATTAATCAAAGATGCCAAACCAGACTTAAGTGCGTTAGCACCTTCGGATGCATTGATGCCACCTTCACGCATAGCAGTTAGGAAGAATGCAAGATCTTCTACGCTACCTCCAAGTTGTTTAACAACTGGTCCAGCCTTTGGAATAGCAATAGTCAAATCTTCAATTGCTGTTATAGTTTGGTTTTCAACAGAGTTTAAAAAGTTAATTTTCCCTGCTAGATCTTCTGCAGCCAAACCAAAAGCATCCGTTAAAGATATTGTTGTCTTAAGTGCCTCTTCTTGTTCAACATTGCCAAGAACTGCAAGTCTTGTGGCTTGTGCAACCTGCGCTGTAAGTTCTGCGCCTGTTCTACCCATAGCTGCAGCACTTGCAGCCATTTCCATAGTTTTAGCAACAGCAACTCCATACTTAGTAAATCCCTTAGCTAAGGCCTGTACCTCTTCAAGTGCTTTATTTGTTTGATCTGAAGTTGTAAACATGTCTCCATAAACACGCTTAAATCTAAGAGCTTGTTTTTCAAGATCCATAAATGTTTTACCAGCAAGAGCACCAAAGTATGCAAGAGGCACTGTAAAACCAACCATCAACTGACGACCAGACCACTGCATATTCTTACCAAAGTTCAATATGTTGGTAGAGCCTTGTCTAAGTAGTTGATTTAATATTGCTTGTTTTTGTGCTGCTACTGCTACCCTGGTTCCATAATCTTTCATATTTAAAGATGTAGGAGTTATGGACATTGCCTTCATTGCTCCAGATGCATCACGACCCAACTTAACATACTGGGTCTGCATCTTCTTGACACGCTCTTCGGCTACCCTGCCAATCGTGTTAAATTCTGATTTAAATAGTCTTCCAAATGTTCTTGTAGATCCGCCAGCAAAACGGAAATACTCACGCATAGTGAGTTTATTTTTCTCTAGTGCGTGAGTAAAGGATTCCGTACTTGTGCGAACTGAGCCCATCTGAGCATAAAACTTACCGCCAGCATTTATGCTGTTCATTAAGTTTGTAGCAAGGCCCTTTTGGGCTACTGCCGCAGCAGCGCTACCTCTATTGATACTTGTGTAGAGTGATGCTAGTTGACGCTGTAGCGCCTTTATTTGTGCTAAAGATGAAGAAGTGTCTACATGTATGCCAATATTAGCATTTACATCAGCCACTTATAACACCTCTTACTTTTTAGTTATTTGCAAGCACTGTGTTTAGCAGAGCGTTTGCATCTTGAAGTTTAACTCCTGAAGCAGCCTCAATGATTTTGTAAACTGTTGGAAGGTCTAAAACTTCCTCTAGTTTCTGAACATCAGCCAGTTCTGGCTTATATTGCTGCATAGCAATTTTTACACATTCAATAAGGAGAGTCATAGACTTCTCGTTATCTTCTGCCACCTCTGCCACTTTTTCAAACTTGCTCATGAAGGGACGAAGCAAAGAGATTTTTAAAGGTCTCACTGCTATTGTAGTTCCATCCATAAGTACAAGTTCTTGACTCTCATACGTAGTTGTTGCCATTTTTCCTCCTATATAGGCTAATGTAATTATAGCATGAAAGGCCTATTTTTAAAAATACTTTATTAATTAACTATTGATGGATCACGCATATCTTCATAGTCTATGCCCATTCCAATGCCAAACCCTGCCTTCTGGGCTGCAGGACCTTGTAGTGCTAGGATATCATTACTATCTGAGGTTTTGCCTTTACTAAATACCCTCGCCTTCATGTCTTCCCATTCTTTTTGGCCTCTTGAACTTCCGCTTTGAGAATCTAAATCAACACCCTGAATTGCTGCTAAAAATTTCTTTTCTTCATAGTCTAGTTCTCTCTTGCTGGAGAGGGTAGCCATAAGTTCTGGCATTGATAAAGACTCTTCTAGTTCTTGATAATCTTTCCATATACCGAGCAAAAATGCCTCAGATTCTAGTTTGGCTAAGTCTAAAGAATCCCAAGTAGAACCACTTTCTGTTGCTTGATCCTTTACAGGTTCTTCTGATTTTTTATCTATCTTAATACCAGCCGCTACATTTAATACTTTATATACCGTTGGAAGATCTAGGTTATCTTCTAACATTCCTATTGTTTTTGATATTTCTGGATAGTACTGTTTCATGCATATTCTTGCACATTCTGATAACACAAGGATTGCTTCTTGATCATTTTTAGTTACACGGATTGCATTAAATACCGACATAAATTCTCTTAGATATTTTATTTTTAATGGAATCAGTTCTATTTCTGTTCCATCAACTAATTGTATTTTTTCTATTTTATATATCTCTGTAGCCATTTTATCTATTTTACCATAAACAACAAACCCACCCCCATTAGGGAGTGGGCTGTTATTAATCTTATTTTAAGATTATGATGCGGTATGAGTGCGATCTACGATCTTACCGTATGCACCAGATGAGTCTTCTGGAAGTAGACGGAATGAAACTTCAAACATTGAAGGTTCATCACGCTTCGCAGAAACCGTTACGTTTTCAATTGAAAGCGCACGATATCCGAGATAGACACGTTCTACGTTACCTGAGTCATCGCAATCGCCAGTACCTGGACCGACGGCTGCAATTGCTCGCTCAACTGGGCACTCTCCGAGTTCGCCTGCTGAAAGATTCAGACGACGACCTGAAGAAGTTGTTTTTGTACCAGTGAGTTCTGACTCATTAAATGCAAGGGCATAAAGTAGATTCTCAAGAGTTGCTTCAGCGAATGCTGTAGCAACATTTACCTGCATACCTTGTTTGTAAAGTTTTGCAACATCAAGAATTTGATCAACTGCAACCTCACCGAAGTCAGGTTGGAATTGCATTTCAAGACCGTTCATTGTGTAACCAACGTTGTTCCAATCAGGATCTGCAGACAGAGTGGATTTGTATGACTCTGTGCTTACAAATGCTGGAGATGCGGCTGAAGTAAAAGCCTGTGCGGCTGTTACTGTCGTATCACATAGAAAAAACGCGGCTGCTCCAACGATAATGTTGTTAGACGTACCACGGCTATATGCTGGCATATTGTTCACCTCTTTTTTCTTTGTTAAATAGGTGGGCGTGTTTCCTCAATACCAATTATAACAGCCTTTTAGGTATAGATATTAGTATAAGAAGTGCCCGAAATGGTTATAGTGTCGTTTGTATGGTAGTCATATTCCACTATAATCTTGTTTACAAATAGGGTTCTGGCAGAGGCCAATTCGGCCACGTCCCTGCTCTCGTCAGCCTGATAGACCCTTACATTATGAAAAAATATATTTGCTGAATTTGATGTAGTTGCCTGTGATGCTGTATAGGCATTTATATCTTGAGCAGCAGAGTCTTCTCTATCCAAGGCATCACTAATTACTCTTATTGTATTTATAAGTTTTTCAATATCTGAAGAATAAACAAAATATATTAACTGCTCTCTTTTACGACGGTAAAAAGATGAAGGCCTAAACCTCATCATGCGATCATATACTATTAGAATAGGAGAGTCTACCTGCTGTATTTGAATTGTGTCATTATATAAATCTTCTATATTTGTTGGATATTGTGCTGGCACCATAGGATTAAACCCAGCCTGGTTTGGCAAGGTAGGCCCAGAAGATATCAAACCAAAATCAGATAGTTGCTTATTTACATAGTTGTTTATGTATGTTGGAGCAAATCCTGTTGTTTTAATATTATTAGTCATTGTACTATTCTACCCCAATTCTTGCATTTGCTATCCAAGCAAATCCCGTGCTTTTTCCTTTTGCCCTACCGACCTTGGATCCAGCACGAATGTTCTTTTTAAATACCGTTGGTCTTTTAATGTAGTCGTACAGACCAGATGCACGAATGAAAGACTGCCTAAAATACTTCAGCATAAATTCATCAAAAACTTGCTCATATGCTCCTTGAACGTCATTTCCTCCAGGGTTTGTTACAGTAACTGGATTTTTAGTAAAGACAGTCTCGCCTCCAGAGTTGAAAACAAGAGCAGATGCCTTCTTTGGTCTAATCAAAACAGGAGTGCCATTTTCCATAATTTTTGCTTTGTTAAAAAATGGAGTTGTTGAATCTCCAGACATACTGGTTGATTGTTTAAAATTAGAGAATACAGAAAGTCCATTTTTGTTTACAATAAAGTCAATGTCATAAAGTCTTGATCTTGGACTGCCAGTTCGATACCATTCATAAACGTGATGCAAAGCTTTTGGATTTGACTTGGCATTAATGTCTATGTATTGACCAAGGGCTGCAACAACCTCTCTGCCAAGTTTTTGCAAGAATATTGGTTTGCCGTCTTGAACTCCATCAAGAAATCCATATGAGTAATCTATGATATTGTTCATTGTTTTTCTAAAACTTTTAACGTTTGTTACGACTCTCACTAGTCACCCACGGTCTGATTTTCGGCTCTGCGCCAAAGCATCTTGTAATATTCAACCTTGTTAAATGGACCAGAAAATGGCTCAACAGTTCCTACCTCAAATATTGTTGCCCTTCCAGCACGGACTCCAGCAGTTTCTCTATAGACAAGTTCATCATTAGAATGCCTTATGTTTGTTACTAAAATGTTAGTTATAGCATTTCCTTGCTGCTGAGAAGATATTCTTGGATCACTCTTTGTTCTTGCAACTAACTTGTTTTCATACTGTAAAAATGTTTCTGGCTTGATATTTTCTGATCCCGCTCCGCCAATTGGTGTAGCATTACAAGATATAGTCTTATCAAAAACCCAATCTTTTTTAGGCTGACCATAATCTCCCTGAGTTATTATAGGGTAATAAACGTCTGCCTTCATCGGAAACATAAAATCTGTATCTTCACAGATTGCCATCATAATACTCCAGGACGAGTTATAAGGTTTACATACTTGTTTAAAATTTTATCAACAAGAAGGTTTCCAGTTCCTTCCATCATTAAACTGTTGTATTGAACATTAAATTGATCAGTTTTATAATTTTTTACATATCTCTTATAGTAATCAAGTCTTCCACATTTAATGTCATCTATAAGCATGGTTGTTGCATCTTTAATATCATTAGGAACTACTTTATACCCTGACTCAATATAAAACATATAATCTTCGCCCTCTGGGAAACTAACTCCACCACTAAACGTCTGAATGTTTCCGCTATCTCCTGTATCAAAAAAAGAAATGGAGTCTGATGCAGCGATTGGCATTCTTGCAGGCTTACGCTCATATCTGTTCCAATTATCTACTCCCGCAACAGGATCTTTAATAATTCCAGTTTTATCTTTTGTAATGCTGTAATCATACGAATCTAATGCTGGACCGTCTGCGTCATCAACATCGTAAACCAACTCTGAGTTACGATATACTTTTAAAATTTTATAGCCTCTGGTCCAAATAGGCATGTAGTCAGTTCCCTGACCAACTATTTGCAGCCATTCTGTAGTAAAGTAAAATCCATCTGGAACATATGAATCAATTATATTTCTTGCTAAACTTTCATGTTCTGTATACTCTGCTATCTCTGTTGCAGTTGTTCCAAGAGAGTTTGGATCTACGTATGGTCTAACAATCTCAAGATTATCCTCAACCACAACATCTCCACGAGCAGTTCCGTTCTTTTCATATATTGTTACAGCATAATGCTCATCATATTTTGAGAAGGTGTCTGAAAGGGTACGAGTAACAACTGAAGATGCACTTGATGTTACAGCAACACTTAGCAATTCTTCGTTTCTATCGTTACTTTCAATGACTAAAAAATACGATGTGCTTGCTGTTGGCACAGTGTATTGAATATCAATCGGGTATGGCGGAATACGTAATATTTCCATTATTCTATGCCGTAGTGTCTTGCTATCTCGTTAGGGGTTGCTTCACGAACACCTTTACGAGTAAGCCACCAATCGGCTGCCTCCTTAGTAACTATATTATAACCAACTTTGAGAGATCCTAATTGCTTATCAGTAGTGTGCTTATTATGATCTGAATATAGGGCAACTTTTTCTACTGTTGTTTCTTTTGGTTTTTCTGGCTCTATACCCTGCAAAATATTTAACATCTCTACTTTTTTAACAGCATCTTTTAGGTCAATGTTATTTTTTTTAGCATAAGATTTAATTTCAAAAACACTTTTTGTTTTTAATTCTTCAATAGATAACATTTAATCCTCCACTGTCATTATACCAGAAATACTAAAAGAGAGCGGTTTCTAGGCCGCTCTCTTCTAATTTTGTTGGTCAGATTTTAGGAATCTGCGCTGTCTGCGTCGCCATAAGCAACTGCATCCAACTCTTCCCAAGCGAGACCAAAGCGTACGAATACTGTGTACTCGATTGTATCTTTCTTTGGCTTGTATTCACGGTTGACCGTGATATCACGCTGGAAACCCCATACACGATTCTCAGGGAATGTCAAATCGACATATCCATCTGGATAGTAAGGGACCTCCATGACGTCAACTCCGAGAACACGGGTAGTGCGAGCACCACCGAATGTCTGAGAGCCACCATCAAGATATGCTTGACTGTTTGCTTCTGTGCGAAGCAGACCGTCTTTAGTTGAGAATGCTTGTGCAATTGCATCAGCAAGGGTACCATTATTCTTAATGATTCCTTGGAATGCATCTGTACCAGCATAGAACTTAAGATTGCTCTTAAGTGAGCGATACTTGCGTGGTAGTGCAAGAATGATAGACTGCATTACCGAAGTAGTCCAGTTATCACTTGTTACAGTAATCGCTGCTTCGTGAGCATCGTTACCTACTGTACCACGAGTTTGCTTAATAAAGCCAGGCATGATTGAAAGGAATGATCCTGTTGCACCATCACCGTTAATCGCTAGATCTTCAATGTCATTTGCGAATGCATTGGTCATCAAGCGAACGAGACGATCTTCAAGAGCGGCTCCTTCAATATTGTCCTCTAGAGACTCAGTAGAAACTTCCCAATCAAGACGAATCTTTTTGGTTGTTAGTTCTACCTTTGTAAATGTTGCGCCTGCGTTTGTATATGCGTCATCTGCTTGTGCAGCAGCACGAATAACACGCTCTCCTACGTTGACTTTTTCAATCTCCATAGTGTTTGCTCGCATTGTAACTCTACGACCATCTTTGGCGAGAACTGTTGCATCCCACACGTAGTCGATAAAGCGTCTTGCTTGTTCAGGTGCTAGAATACCACCAGATGTACCTGTTGGATTTACTGCGTTTTGTCCAGTTGTAACACCGAATGTTCCGCCTGAAACTGCACCTAAAGATGCAGCAGGGGACACGTTGCCATTTGGATCTGTAGCAGTAGCACTGCCAATTCCACCTGACACGAATGCGCCCGCTTCAGCGGCTTTTACTAGTTTTTCTTGTTCCGACATATTGTTCACCTCCATTTGGTTTTTTAGTTGTTGAATAGGTCGGCATTTGTGAGGAAACGTCCGCCCCATAGGGATTTTTGAGTTCTCATTTCTGGGAACTCCTGTACGATCTCGCCTAGATCGCCAGACTTGCGGAAAGCAGTATCTTTTTCTACAAGATCTACTCGCTTTCCAAACTCATCAAAAGAACCCTTTACTTCTTTGACCTCACCTGCTACAGACTTTACTTCGCCTGTAACTGTTTCAAGGGACTTTGTTATTGCATCAACGTTAACCTGAAGTGACTTAACGGTTTCTGCTAGACTGCTCAAGGCATTAGTTAGAGAATCTTTAATATCTGTTACATCTTTGGCGATATCTGTAACAACATCTTCTTTCTTCTCTACAACTTCTTCTGTTGAAGGAGCAACTTCATCGGTCTTAGCAATTTCAGCATCAGCAGGTGCTTCTGGAGCAACTACTTCTGGTTCTACTACGACTTCTGCTGTAGCCTCTGGAGCAACCTCAACATTTTCAACGACTGGTGCTGCATCGGCTGGTGCCTCTGCAACAACTTGTGTTTCTTCTGTCATAGGATTATCCTCCTTTGTCATCTTAATTGTTCTAATGCCTTTTGCACTATCAACTAAGAACTTTATTTTTTCTGCATTATCAGAATCTGATTTCTCTACAAAACCAATGTTCTTCATTGGCTTTCCAGAGTTTGGGCTTATTTCTGTTTCAGAAGAAGATATTAAAACAATATCACTATCTTGATCCCAGAAAACATTTTCAATTTCTGTTTTTGCTAAGTACCCGCTAAGTTCTCCCTTTTCAATTGAGAGGACATTAGCAAATTCATTAGCAGGGTTGTCTACAAGAGATAACTCATGCAGTTGATACTCTTTAATTATACGCACAGGCTTATCAAGTTCTTTGTTAAACTCATCATCAGATTTAGTAATGTTTCCACCAATTGAAAAACCAGTCAGTGTTCCATCAAGAACCTTTTCCCAAGTGTCTTGTGCGCCTTTGGAGACGTATGCCGAAACATAAACTCCGCTGTAAAACTTTTTTGTTTCTGGATCAAAATAACGATCCTCTTTAAAAGAAACAACTTTGCCAACAGCACTTGGTTGATGCATTTCACGAAGATTGCCACGGAACTTCTTAAAAGCAGTTATACTTGCTTCAGTAGTTACGATATCGTTTTGCTTGTCAATATTATCTAATGTTGCAAAACCTGAAACGATACGACGTTCTTGATCAATTTTGCCAATAGGCATTGAAAAACGAACGCTATCGCCACTTGTAGTCCATTGTGCTTTGTTCATAATCATTGTTTCCCAATTATATCACTAGTTTATATCACTATGTGGATATTATGTGGATGAACGGCCCTCACCCTGTGGATTACGGCCAGCGATTGTGGATGGGGAGTCAGAGTTATTATTTGTTCTTTCTGTATCTCTTTGTCGATTCCCTGCCAAATCTGCTCTAGCGTCAGTAGCCTGTCTTGGACTCATAACAAATGGAACATCCCCATCTGAACGCTGTGGAAGATCTAACTTCTCACGAGCCTCGTTTGGAGTCATTACTTGAGTTTTTACATACCGCTCAAGAATTTGAGACTGTGCTATTTCGTCTGTAAGAGTTAACTCGTTGAATTTTAACTCTAAAATATCAGTCTTTTCTTTAACAATCTTATTTACCATCTTCTCTAGATATCTTTGTGCTGGTCTAGAGACCTGCTCTTTAAAAGTGCGGTCTTGAGAAATAGCAGCAGCAATACCAGAAGAATCAGACCCACCAAGTTTAGAAATTGGAACCTGATGAGCAATCAAAATGTCATCACGATTTTGTTTACGATATTCTTTAAATGAACCTTCTTGAATACCGTTTTCAATTGGCTCCATTTTAAACTCAACCTTGTTGTTGTCTGTATCTCCAGGAAGAGGAATGTATAGAGTTCTGTGAGACTGAGACTTAAGTCCTGTTTGAAGAAATCTAAACATCTTGTCTTCTGCATCAGCAGATAACTTAGCGCCCTTTACTGTAATAACATATCGTGGAACAGCCTTATTTTCAAAGTAATCAATGTTGTATTGAGATGCCAACTGGTCTCCAATTAGCGAAGGCATTGCTGAAAGGATGTCAGGAATACCATAGAATGTATTTAGTGGAGAATATTGTTTTAGATGAATAATCTCGTTTGGTCTTCCGTCAGATGTAATCGGGTTGGCATTTCTAGCACCAAAGTTTCTAAAGTAAACCATCTTACTTCCAATAATCTGTACGAAACCATCTTTTAAACGACGAACACGGATAGTCGTAGCAGGAATGTGACCAAGATAGCCAATCTCTCCATTTACTTTACGACCAACTTCAAGAAATCCATTTCCAGTAGACTGTAAGTCCGTATAAACCTTTTCCATTGTAGTTGTAAAAGAATCATCGTCATTAAGATCTTCTAGCCAATCACGAAGCATAATCTTTGCTCGTTCAATTCTGTTTCTTGCTCTTTCTACTCTACCATCATCATCGCTCATTTCAAAACTGAGCATTGTGCGATCTGTAATATCAAATCGGTATCCAAGACCTACAACATTTTCTACCTTTGCATCGATAGCAGCATGATTAGCAAAGTTTGTATCATAGAAGTTTGCCAACTCATACATGTTGTATGGCGGGGTAATTACATCAAATAATCCATAGCCGTTTCTGTATACCGTGCCAGGATTTATTTGTTTTGATTTTGAGTCATCGCCAGAGGGTGTCGCACTAGCAGAGTCAAGATATGCTGGACTTTCTGATGCAACCTTTGTAATGCTTCTACTTGTTCTGCGTCTAAAGTTATTGTCAATACCATTCAAGCCTTTAAGTTCATCCCAAGATTTAGTAAAAGGATCCATATTTGCAAAAGGAGTTGGATCTTTAATTTGAGTATTTAAACTGGCTGATATGTAATCAAAATTCTCATTCATTGTCGTATGCGTCTCTTCCGTGTTTCTTTAAAGTTTGCTGTGCATCATAAACAGCACCAAGGTCATTAACATTTGGAATAAGTCCTTGCGCCATTCTATCTTTCATTTCTGAATACTGCTCTTCTGATACCCTGTTAAGTCCAGGGACAAATATGCATTCTCCGTCACCCTCATCGCCATAATACATGGCCGCCTTCTTAAGTTCTGATATCTTTGATATGTCTCCACGCATGGCTGGAACGTTTAATACGCTACCCTGGCCATCTGTAAACCACTTGCCATTAGATTTTTTATACACATAAAGACCCCAATCATAGTTTTTTTCTATGACTTTGCGCCTTACATTACCAACTTTTGGGATTTTTTCGCTATTCATATCCATAAGTATAGCAGATTATACTGGTGTACCGACCCTAATTGTCCAAACTGTATCGGTATAGACCTTTATTTTATCTGCATCTACGGTCAAGCCCTCTTCATCATCAAAAATAATCTTATTAGTTCCAATATATGTTTTATAAACATCGCTTGGGTTTACGCCATAAAGTTCTGAGGATCCAATAACAAGAACGCCTTGCCATGTTGAAGAATTAAGCCAGTACTCCCATTGGAAGTTGGTTGCACCATCTGTTATTACTTGCTGCCATGGTCTGGTAAGGGTACTCTGAACTTGTTGTAGATTATTAGCCTGATAGTATGCTATGTTGTTAAATACAAGTGGTCCGTTTAGATTAATACCGCCAAGATATAGATCAAAGTTTAATGCATTAGAAAATCCTATGCCCAAAACTCCCCATTCGTTTCTTGTTAAAACTGGCTCCCTAACAAGGGTACCATTCCAATAATACGATATGCCGTCATAAGATTCGCCTGTTTCTAAACTCAGGGCGTATATTCTTGCACGATCTCCAGTTTCGCTATCCGCAACAAAATAAAATTTAATAGTATCAGAACGATATTCTATTTCAAACAACTCTACTGGAGCTTCTGGAAACTGCCTTTCATCATATCTTAACCACATCTGTACTGCGCTGATACGATAATCATCGGCGGTATTTGGATTAATAGGAATAGCAAGTCCCCTGTTTACTAACGGATCATAGTCTCCACGAACCTGTATTCCAGAAGTTCTTGTCATGTAAAGATAAGGGGTGCTGCCTTTATAAATACTAAAAGGATTTTTTGCCTTGTAATCGTAATAAATTCCAGAACGTTTGTATGGAAATATATCTACACCAAATCTTGTTCCTACTGGATTAAATGAGTTATTATTAAATGATTGAGATGCCAATTCTAGCCTTCTAAGTCTAATAGGCTTCCTTAAGATTCCACGAATATTAAAGTCTAAATGATATACAACTGCTAGTTGATTGAAATCTATACTCTTTGATGGATAAATTAAAGTATTGTCAACAACCTCAAATTTTGTGCTTGGCCAATTTGTAAAATTGTCAATATCAATTATTGATCCTTCTCTTGCTGTTCTTGTTGTAAAGTCTCCCCTTGGCGCATTTGCTCCCAATTCCACATACTGGAAGGTAACAAAACTTCTGATTGAAGCATCCTCTGTATCATATTCGTAATATTTTTCTGTCCTACCTATCATTTGCTGATAGTTTTCCCAGCCAGTAAATAAGTAGTTGTCCAATTGACTATAAGTTCTTTGAACAGGATATTCATAATCATCTTTTAGTTGTTGATAGGTAAATGCACTTGTTGATGCCTGCTCTAACAATTCTGATGGTTTTGGATATCCAATATTAAACTGCAAAAAGTCTAAGTCGTAATAGGTTTCTCCTCTATCGTTTTCAACAAACTGTGCAAAATAAGAAAGTGGCAAATAGTCTTCCCAGTACCCAGCAACTCCAATATCTAAGAAATATGTGTCATAAGCCTCAGTTGGTAAAAGAGTATAACTTGCTGTAAAATCTATTAAATCTTGACCAGATGTTACAGCCGCAAAACCATTACTAAAATAACCATCTGCTTCGTCGGCATTTAAAGCAGTGCAAAAACCAAAAGAATACAAATTGCCCTCAAATGTATTTGCTGCGGTATTATCTCCTGCCACATACAATTCTAGTCCATTACGATTACCAAAAAATGATGCAACGTTACCGCCAAACCTAGAAACCAAATCTGGAATATTAATTCCAACTGCAAATATCTGATCTACCGATATTGTGTTATATGTATAAAGCGAAGTACTTGCCCCATTGTGAGTTAGGCTGTATATTAATTGATTATCATCTTGAACTACCTGGAAATAATTCCCATTAGTCTTGTTGTAAATCTTAAAAAGTGTTTGATTAATTGAGGTTACATCGTCGTGGCTAAATACTCCGTAAACTGCCTTGACTTCTTCATTTAAAACGTTAAAGTTGGGAAAGTTGTAATATGCATGAACAGAGTTCCAACTTGTCGTTGGTCTAAATGTTATAAATTTATTGCTTCCAGCCTGAATGTTTTGGTTATCATCATATAGGTCCTGTAAGACTTCTTCATCAATAAAAATGTTTGGAAGCTGATAGTTTGGAGTGCTGATATAGGTATCAGATGTAATTAAATTATCAAAAGATCCTTGATTCCAATTTGCAAAATCTGGATAGGTATAGTTTGCTGTATAGTCTGCAAAAGGATAGTCAATAAAAGCAGATGTTCCACCGTATGCAGAATTAATTCCCTCTGGAGAAAGAACTCCTTGCCCATAAACCCATCTTCGTTTTGCAACTGGCAGTGGGACCTGATAAGAATATATTGCAACACAGTCAATCTCTATTGGTGTAACATCTTCATATGCATAAAAACCAAGCCAGTCCTGCTCCTCATCTGAGTTATTTAGTATATCTGGCAAAATCATAGTGTCTGTTGATATGCTTAGGCTTATTACTTCTTCTCCATTTACCAATACCGTTGCATTATTACGAATAATACGAACATGAATTAGCATTGGCCTATACCACTCACCAACGAAATGAGATCCAAATTGATTTCCAATTACTAAAGTTAAAAATCCACTTTCTACATAAAGACCGTCTGAAGAAGCAATTGGACCAAATATTCTTTTAGGAGTTGTTGTACTAGAATTTATTCTTGCCCAAAACTCTACAGTATATTCCTTGTGTCTTCCCGCTTCGTTTAAAAATCCTTTTCCTGGAACAATCAAAGATGGTTCACTGGTTGCGCTGGGAGTTAAAACTGTTACACCAGAAGCACCAAACACCATCGGAATACTAGAATTTTTTGCAACTAAAGCACTATCATTAACTAAATAATATCCATGTTCAGAACCTAGTCCATAGGCCTCTGCCTCAACTCCTTCTGTTGTTGCTATAGCAATGTTTGCTGATGTTATTGATGCAGCAGAAATACCAAGGGACTGAGTATTAAAATTTTCTGACCATTGACCTAAACTTATTCCGTTTAGATAAAAAGAAGTGGTGGATGTTGATGCTCCACCAGAAAATGTTGCTTTTATAACTGCCCTCATTGTAGTGTTTTCATTGGGAGTTTCAAAAGTACCAGAAACAAAGCCCCAGGCATTGTTAAGGTTTGTATCAAAGGTATTTAGGTTTCTAACATTTTGAGCCGTTGTAGTATCTGTATATTCGTATCCTATTTCTACAGAATCTAAAACTGCAGTTGAGTCAAAGAAATATCCACCAACAGAAAATGTTGCATAATCAGAATTTAAATTTGAAAAATTAATGAGATCACTACTTACGCAAGTAACCTGAAAACTTGTATTTGCTGGAATAACAAAGTCTAATTTATTAACAACACTATCCGTAAAAGGTTCGGTAGATGGAGCATTAGCAACGCTTCTAGTTGCATTTGTAACAGTCCAACTAGTAAAACTTCGTTGAGCCTCTGTTATAAGACTGATGTAGTCAGCAGTGTCGTCTAATGCCCACAGGACCGTGGGGTGCTCTGAGAACACCTTTTCTGCATATAAATTTGACGGGTTGGACATATTGCTCCTTACCCTTTATTATAGCATTTACGCTATTTTAATCTCACAGACATCTGTGGTACAGTAACTTTCTCCAATAGCCTCAAGATTGTCAACACCGTCATAGATAGCAGACCAATTAATCTTCTTAATCTTGCCAACATATGAATCATATTCTTCTTTTGTGATTTGGCTATATGGCTGCTGTGGATATGTCTTGTTGCCCATAGGTAAAAATGATACAGCCTTTAACTGTCCCTCATACATGTGTAGAGCATGAGCGACATGCTTTGTTTCTGTTTCTTTATCAAATGACAAAGTTACAGACACTCCATTATCAGACCAATATTTTTGGGTGGTAGCAGCAAGGCCAATCTTTTCAAATAATGTAACATCTTTTTCAGACCTTGCATGTCCTGAATGAACTGGGAAATATACTACAGTTGTATTTGCAGATACTAGATCTGGTTCTGTTTTATACCCCGCTGCTTTGAATAAATGAATCATTGGATCTGTATTTCCAAAACGAATTGCACGAAGGAAATACTTTCCTCCTGGACCCCAGTGAACACCAGGGGTAGCACCTGAAAGCAAAGATACGGATCCCGATGGTTTAACTGTGGTCACACGAACAGATTCACGAACACATAGCCATTCAGAATATGCATGATCGTATTTACGAATTGTTTTGTATCCCTCATCCATCCATTCACGAACTGTTGGCAAACCATTTTCATCAGAGAAAGATGCAATGCCAGTTAAAGAGGTTCCAATACGACGGTTTCTTTGCATAATGCCATTAGTAATCTGCCAATGTGTAGGAACAAGAGTAACGGTTTTGCCATAAAGGTATGCAAACTTTAATGTACGTAGAAAATCTTCTTTGTCTTTGTGACGATTTAAATGCACCTCTACAAGTGTGCAGAGTTCATATGACTCTAATGGCTGCTCAGCACAAGGATTGAATCCCATAACACGATAGTCTTTTCCATCTGCAGGATCTGCAAGACGACCATAATTGCGAGCAACATCAAGCCAGATAAATCCTGGCTCTCCGTTGTCAGCAATTAAATCTACGTACTCTTCGTATTTAGTTCCAACTTCTGCTGCGATAGAGTTATTGCTCATCCATGCCCACCCTGGATTTTCTGGATCAAAAGAATTACGCTCTGGAAATTCTTCTGCATTTTTTAAATTAATAAAACTATTATCTGCTGGAGCACCAAGTGCGAGGGTAGCAGAACGACGAACATTTCCAGCAACTACACAAGTTCCAATAAGATTAACAATGTCTACAATTGCACGAGAATCTAAAATATCTCCTGCTCTATCTCCAATAACCTTGCGAATAGTTTCATGTAATTTTATCAAAGGCTCTGGTCCTGAAGCGGTACCGCCAAATCCTTTAATCGGAGCACCCAAAGGCCTGATCTTGGAGTAATCAAAAACCACTTTTGCCTGGTTTGCTTTAAGATAGGAATTAAGTAGAAGCCTTACTGACTCTACCCAGCCTTCACGAGTATCTGGTATTTCATATGTTATTTCTTCTGATAGGGTTTTGTATATTTCCATACCCTTTTCTTGTCCAAGGGTATCAAAACCAACTCCTACCCCTAGCATCAGAGCATCCATAACCCAGCCAAAAAGGGCTCCAGGGTCGTTTCTATCAATGTCCCTAGTAGAAACCATAGCGCAGTTCTGCAGGGCCGCAGAATTGCGTCTCTCCATTGTCATGGGGGTACCAAAAGCCCATAGCCCACGTCCAGGTGGAGTCCATTTTAAATTAAACATTCTGTCATATGCTTCTTGGGCTGATTTCTGTGCTTTATTGTCATTCCAAGGTAAACGATTTTCTTTTGCGTGGTTTTTTTGAACAGAGTACATTCCTTCAATTACCCGCTTACAAACCTCATGCCAGCGTTCTTTTGTGCCATCGTCTTTGATTCTTGAATAGGTGCGAATAAAAGTTATCTCACCAAGAGAGTTATTACCTGCATCGGCAAATCCAAAGGGAGGCTCAATAGACTTATATTTGGCTACAAACTCTTCCAATAAACGAAAAGAAAATACATCTGACATTTGTTTTAATACCTTTCCACAAGAAATAATATGAGAACTTTACAAATCGCAAAGTAGTGTTTAGTATACCACAAAGTTTATATAAAGAAAAGTTATAATTTACAGTGTTTTTATAAACAGTTAGTCTTAAGTAAAGGTTAAGTACTTTTAGTTTTGCAAAGTAGTCTAACTAATTGTTAGACCAGACTTGCCGTTCTTAACTTCTCCCCATGTAAGACCAGGAAGAGCAGCAGAAATATTTGTGCCATTAACTTTATAAGACTTGCCAGAGGCTAGGCTGACATGCTCAGATGAACTCCAAGAATCATTTGAGTCTGACCAAGTAAAGGTTTTATCTGATGCACCTTTTAGAGTTATACCGCCACCATCTGCTGCAACATCAGAAGTGTTTCCATCTGCAAGAACAATATTTTTATCATCTACTGATAGAGTTGTTGAGTTGATAGTTGTAGTTGTTCCATTTACTGTTAGATCTCCCGTTACAACAAGGTGTTTATTTACTGTAACAGTGCTAGTGGCAGATCCAAGAGAAATGACATCTGCTGCTCCACCAAAGTTAATCGTAGTAGCGACAGTATTCAAAAGATTAAATGATGTGCTTGCTGTAGTAATTTGAGTATTAACTACTGGGCTTGTCAGGGTCTTATTTGCAAAAGTTTCTGTGCCAGATAGTGTAGCAAAATCAGCATCTGTTAACGCTGTATTAAAGTCTGATATTGAGCCAGATACTGTATTTGATCCAAGAGCAATTGTTTTGGTTGTTAGTGTCTGAGAATCTGAGGTTCCAACGATTGCACCAGAAACACCATGTGTAGTGGTTAACGCTGCATGGCTAGACACTGAGTTTCCTACAAATGAGGTACTGGCTAGATTTTGTATTGCTGTTGCTACAGAAGATGTAGTAGCAAGTAGCGAGGTGTCGGTAATTCCATGTACATTTGTAGTTGTTGCATTATGGCTAGAAACTGAATTTGTTACATATGAAGTAGTTGCAAATGCTGCTATAGCATTTCCGACATATGAAGTTGTCGCAAGGGCTGCTGTATCTGCAATACCATGAACACTGGTAGTTGTAGCATTATGACTGGATACAGAGTTAGTTACGTATGATGTTGTTGCTAAAGCAGCCGTATCTGATATGCCGTGCACATTTGTAGTAGTTGCATTATGGCTTGAAACTGAATTTCCTACAAAAGAAGTACTTGCTAAATTTTGTATGGCTGTTCCGACATATGATGTAGTTGCAAGAGCGCCTGTATCTGTTATGCCATGTACACTTGTTGTTGTAGCGTTATGACTTGAAACTGAGCTTGATACATAAGATGTTGTAGCAAATGATGAAAGGTCTGTTGTGAGTGCTACAGTTCCAGTAGCATCTGGAAGTGTAATAGTTCTGTCTGCAGTAGGATCTGTTATTGTTAAGGTAGTTTCGTGATCATTAGCGGTACCCTCAAAAATAAATGAATTAACAACATTGATGGTAGTAGAATCAATGGTTGTAGTTGTTCCACTTACTGTTAGATTTCCTCCAATAGTTACATTTCCGCTATTATCGGCTAAAACTACCGTACCAGATGTATTAGGCAAAGTAATAGTGCGATCAGCAGTTGGATCTGTTGCAGTTAAAGTTGTTTCAAAATTATTTGCTGTTGAACCTTCAAAAATAATACTTGCATTAGGAATAAGCAAATTTCTGTTGCTATCGAGTTCTGCAACGCCACTGGTTGATCCTTTTTCAGCAAGTTCAATGTAATCTCCAAGGCTGGTTCCAAGGCTTCCATCTGTAACTAAATAGTCTAGGCCACTCCAAGATGTTGTTCCATTACCAATTTTAATTTGTCCAGAGGTTGTGTCAAAACCAAACTCTCCTTGTGCAAGAACTGGGTCTGTGGAGTTCCAAGATGTGGCAGCGCCACGACGCATTTGAATTCTTACTGCCATTTTATAGCCTCCGTAATCAATCTTATTATACCAAAGTTTGTCATGCTACAGCACCGCCATCAATTACAAAAGCAAACGATGTTGTTGCTGGTGTTCCTCCATCAAGAGATGTTCCAAGCCATGGACCAGCCACTCCATCTCCAGCATATTGATAAATATCATCAACAAATCCTCCACCGCCAATAGATGTGTCATGTGTATGCTCTTGAACAGTTGCGGTATCATCAAAGTTTGCAAGGGCATACCATTCAGAATTGTAGTAATAATAAACACGATTTGTTTCTGTATATAAAAATAAATTTCCATTACTTGGCGAAACTGGAAATGTTGACCCTACTGTTAATGCGTTGCCTGTGAAGGCTGTTGTTTGAACTGAATTATCTGGGAAGGTAACTCCAGTGGCAACCTTAAGTCCTGTCTTGACGACAAAATCTTTATTAGTTGTTGCCACTGAAGTTCACTTATCCCTTCGTGGTCACATTACGCTTCAATAAGCGTCTTGTGTACCTTTACTGCTGTTTCATCGGCTGCTGCTGTAACTAGCAAACGAACGTTGCCTGCGTTATAGTCAGCGTCGGTAGTTCCAAGAGAAACGTTGCTAATAACATCAGCATATTCTGTAATATAAACGTTGTTATTTCCATCAACATTTACAAGAACTTCAAGAGTCTGAATATCATTGCCTTTTTTCATTTGNACAAGATACTTAGCGCTTCTGTATGTTGTTGCAGACCANGAATCTACAACGGAAGCAGATGTTCCAGCGGTTGCAACTGCAGAACCAATAAGGGCTTCTGCAAGAGTTACAGAACCTGCTGTAACTGATCCAGATCCTACTGAGAGTGCTGCNAATGTTGGGCTTGCTGTACTTGCAATGTCCTGTGGTAGAGACAGAGTTACAGCACCAGTTGAAGCAGAAACAATAACCTGTGAGGTAGTTCCTGTTAAACCTGTAACACCTACGTTTGTAATTGTTAAACTGTCTGCTCCTGCGTTAACTACAGCGGTTATACCAGTTCCAGCACTGAATGTGAATGTGTCAGATGATGAATCTGGTTCTGCGTTATTTGAACCATCTGTGAATGTTGAGAAGGTATTAAATGTTGCATCTCCAACCAAAGCAATTGCCTTGGAGGTAGTAGAATCATTTACTGTCCATTTATCGGTTGTCTCATTCCAGAATAAAGATGCATTTGCTGATGAGCCACGCTCAACTTCAATACCTGCGTTTGTTGATGGAGCACTTGTAACGTTGCTATTTAGAAGAATTATATTATCTTCTACTGCAAGAGTTTCTGTATTAAGAACAGTAGAGGTTCCATTTACAGTTAGATCGCCAGTTACTGTTAAATTCCCGCCAACTGTCACATTGTCTGGAAGACCAATTGTGACTGATCCAGTTGCAGCAGAAACTTCAATTTCATTTGCTGTTCCTGTAATTGTATGAACACCAAGATTGTTAACTGTAATTGTGTCTGTTGATGTAGCAGCAACTAAACCGATACCAGTTCCTGCTGTAAATGTTACAGTGTCATCATTTGAGTCTGCTGAAACAGTTGCTCCACCAGTAATTGCAACATTTTTGAAAATGTTTTGTGAAGAACCTTTGTCATCGTTTGCAATGACTACTGCTGAACCTTCTCCAATTGATCCAGATGTAATTGAAAGTCCTGTGCCAGATGTAACAGATGCTACGTAGTTACCTGTTGTATCTGTGCCTAGTGCAACAGAGTCTGCTGCAATAGATGCGGTAAGAGTTGCACTTGCAAGATCTGTAATTGTTACAGAACCTGAAAGATCTCCACCAAGTGTAATTGTAAAATCGTCAACATTAAAATCTAGTGTGTTGTCTCCGTCTTGGTANCTTACTGAAATACCAGACTCGGTGTTGCTTGAAACCATTGCTCCAACGGTATCTGCAACATACTCTGCTAGAAATGTAGTTGATGCTTCTGTAAGAACGTTTGATCCATTGACGGTTGCTGTGCTTCCCTCAACGACGAGCCCATTCTTAATTCTGAAGTCTTTATTGACTGTCGCCATCATTTTCTCCTTATGGGGTTTAGGCCTTCAAACCTGTACGGTAATACCGTATGGTCATCGGACTTAAGACGGGGGTAACCGTCATNGTAATTGTACCAGAATTTAGTGCTGCAGAAATTGTTCCCACATCACTATTGTTGTTCTTAACTGAACCGTATTCAGTTATGTTTTGATTGGTACCATCAAAAACTATGTTGATTTCTGTGCTTCTATAGGAACTAGAAGCAGCATTGGATAGTTGAATTAAATACTTTACAGTTCTCCATGTTGATGTGTCTATAGTGTCAAATGCTGTTGGAGATTCTATTCCGTTTATGGTTACGGAGTTGTTTCCATCCCCGCCTAAAGAATCAGCACGGTATGAAGTAGTATCAATAAGGTCCATAAAGTCTTGCTGAGTAGGCCTGTCGCCTGTTTCAAACTTTGTCTTCAGGGTATTAATAGGAACTATAGCCATAATAAAAGATTATATCACAAAATAACAAAACTAGTGCCGATTACTGCTACTCCGATTCCCGCTGATGGAGCAGAAGAAATTCCAATATTTTCAAACCTAACCCTATAGGGATATATTCCTTTTACATCTGTTTTAGGATAACTGACTTTTTTAATAAAAGTATTTTTAGGTGAAAGAGAAACAACTCTTTTAAGGGTCATGGATTAACTTTCGTATGGACCAGTTACATCTTCAATTACAGTTATTGTTCCTTTAGCAATAGTCCAAGTTCTAGTTGCATCAGATATTTGAATATCAAAAATATCATTGGTTGCCAATAGCTCAGATTGATTTGCATTCAAGGCTACAGTAAATTCTCCATCATCATCATCTGCAGAAATTCCAGGAGTTACGGCCACTATAACGGCATTTGTGCTAGATGGTCTAACTATGTCCATGGCAAGGTCCCAATCTTCAATAGTTAAGGGGTCGCTATTTTCATCTGTTACATAAACTCTAAATGCTGGAGTGTCTCCACGAACTAGCGTCCAAGATATTGTTGGTGGTGTATTATTAATTGAAAAAGACGATGCGCCTGTATTTCTATAACTTGTCATGATAATCCTGCTTTCATAGAACCCCAAGTTCCATTACCTTTATTTGCTCCTACAATAATTATACCTGTTGATGCATTTGATTTTGCTACCACGCCAATTACGCCACCACCGCTTGTTGGTTTTGTTGTTGTAAGTCCTCCACCTGATGCAACATAAAGTCTAGCACCTACAGAAAATGACGAGGTATTTACATCACTAAAAACTCCACTTATTAAAACAACACCATCACTACCATTTGCAATTGCTGCCTGTGTTAATCCAATTACAGGAAATGTTGAAAGCGTGTCGGCATCAGATTTTGAGATACGTGGTTTGCTTGTTCCAAACCCAGAAATATAAACTGGTGTTGCTTTTGCAATTGTTGAGCCAGTATTATTAACAACCTCTAACGTNTGATANGGAAGCCCNAGGCTAGGCAGAATAGCATCAACTGCTTCTGCCAATGCCTGTATGTCGCCTGCAACGTTTACAGGACTAGCATTTGTTGGGTAGGGTAGATCATAGGTATTGGTTTCCGCCATAATAGTTTATTATACCACTCTGAAATATTTATATTTTACTTATTTTGTGCTTGACTTGACCTAAAAGGTCAAAATATGTTATACTTAGTGCATAGCACTGTTAATTACAGTGCTATTGCGTTTCTAAGGAGGAAAAACTTGAGAGACAGAAAAATACTATCGGGGGTTCTTGCAACTATGTTTGGAATTGTAACACTTTTGGGTGCTATTCCAAATGCCGCTGCTAAGAATAACTTGTCTTATNAANCTAACGAANCAGCAGTNGCTGCCGCCCACAAGGCGGCTCTTTTGCTATCTAAGGCNAATAATGACAAGGTACTTGAAAAATATAATAACGCTACAGGTTTAACTGACAGCCAGTTGGTTGAATTACTTAGAGCAGTGGGTTTCAAAGGAAAAGGTCTAAAGACTGCCTATGCAGTCGCTAAGGCTGAATCCAATGGTCGCCCGTTTGCTTTTAACGGAAACATCAAAACTGGAGACTCCTCATTTGGCGTCTTTCAAATTAATATGCTAGATATGCTTGGAGAGGATCGCCGTGAGCGATTTGATCTAGAGCATAATGCTGATCTTTTCAATCCCGTCATAAATGCACAAATTGCATATCGTATGACTAGGGGCGGGGAAGATTGGAGTTCATGGTCATCTTACAATAAAGGTGCTGTAAATAAGTGGCTTAATAAATTCCCTGGATAGTTCAGGGCATAAAGATACCCTCTCTGAAATATGAGAGGGTTATTTTTGTAATTCTTTAACTAACNCAGAAATATCAACTACAAGACGATCATCAATTTTTTCATTTTTTTCTTCTGCAAATTTGATAATTTTTTTTAAAATATTTGGCAAAGTTATTAGTTCAGACAATCTATTGTTTATTGCACAAACTCTACACCAATTAATACCANTTTTTTGCACAGAATATAATTTAAAATCTTCCTTACATCCCCAACACTGAGCAGTCTCTATTTCAGGAACATACACTAAATCTCTATCCATAAATACCCCCAAAAAAATATCTTTAGTTTTTTATTCTACAATCCAAGAAGTTGTTGTTTCATCCCAGGTGTAAAATACAGGATTTTCTGGATCAAATTCTGGGTAAGCAACTGGTGCCTCCCATAAATTGTCTGCATTTAGCACCCAACTTGGGTAAGGCTTACGTGGAATAAACACTCCACCAACATATGTGCCACCTGGTTCTGCACAACTTGGAATATTAAATTCTACACATGTCTTGCCTGTAATTTCTTCAGCAATTGCCTTAGAATCTGCAACTATTGTATTAAGTATATTTTCTCCATCAAGGACTGCAAAGTTGAACATATTAGAATCCTCTCAATACGTAGATTACGCCTGCTGTGCCAGCGCCACCAACAGAAAAAGTAACTGTTCTTTTTGTTGCGCCACCGCCACCACCTGCACTATATCCAGTTCCACTGCTTCCAGCGGTAGTAAAACCACCATTTCCGCTATTAATTGTTCCGCCAGTTCCACCAGTACCTATGCCTGATCCTGCGCCAGCTCCTCCATTACCTTGATTTCCACTGCCTTCATAAGATGATCCACCACCACCGCCGCCGCCAGTCGTACTATTTCCTGTAATTGTTTTATATGGAGTTCCGCTTGAATTGCCTGTGCGACCGCCTTGATAGTTTTCTGTTGGAGCAGAACCATTTCCCTGCCCATTTCCACCACTATTTAGAGTTCCGCCATTTCCACCAGCAGCACTTAGGTTACTAAAAGTANTTGTTCCGCCAGCANTGCCTGAAGCTGTTGAATTATTACCACCCGAACCTCCATTGCCTATTGTTGCCGATATTGCAGTATTAGTATAAATAAAGCCAGCACTAAAANNACCAGATCCACCACCACAACCAGCTTTAGAGGTATCCCCACTTGATCCAGCGCCACCGCCACCACCGCCACCTATTGCAAGTGCATATAAAAGGCCAGTTTGATTATAATTTCCAGTTGATGTTATTGTGTCCAGTGTTCCAGTTGTAGCACTACCTGTTGAATTTGTTGAAGTATATGTTATTGTAACAACAGTATCACTATATCCACCAGTGTCTCTGATATATACATGTGTTGCTTCTGAAGGTATTGATGTTGAAACGGTTCCACTGCTTGTTGTAACAGTTTGTAAAACTGTATTAGCATTAATAAATGAAACTTCAACTTGTTGGCTAGTTCCTGGTGATGTTGTTATTGTATAACCTCCAGCAAGAAATGTATCTGCTACCTTATATGTTGTATTTGAAGCGCTTATTGTAAAAACCTTAGCATTTACGCTAGCTGCNNCTGCTGCTGCTGCTGGATTTAATACTGAAATTCCCATTTTTTACCCCTTATGAAATTTCTATTCCAGAAATATGGAATGTTACTGCTGTGGTTACTGCACTTGCTGTNATTTGCATATTTGAAGTTGTTGCACTATATTCAAGTACCTGCTTGAGATCAATTAAAACTGTGCTATTTGGTGATACCGCCGAGGTAGCAGCAAAATTAGTTCCACCAATATTTAAAGTAAAAGTAGATGTAGATGCAAGTGGATTAGACACTGCAATGTTTGTAATTACCGCTGTTGTTCCTGTTGCTGGCACGGTATATAAAGGTGCAGCAGTTCCTGAAGTTGTTGCAGCACCACGAAAAAGTGCTTTAGTTGTTGTAGCCATTAGTTACTACCTCCAATAGTATTATATAGCATTTTATAGTGCTCCCATAATCATTTGAACTTCTAACTCTTCTAGGTCTGATAATAGGGAAACTGTTCCACTACTGTTTGGTAGCGTGATTGTTCTATCTGCCGTTGGATTTGTGACGGTAAGAGTAGTCTCATGATTATCAGCAGAAGATCCTTCAAAAATAATGCTTGAGTCATTTAATGTTAAACCAGTAATGACAGGACTTGTAAGAGTCTTGTTGCTCATTGTCATTGTATTACTTGTGGTAGCAACGAATGTTGTGTCTACCGTCAAAGTTAGCGCACCAGCAGTTCCTCCACCTGTTAAACCTACGCCAGATGAAACTGCAGAAATATCTCCATCATTAGCAACCCAAGCGGATCCGCTGTAGTATTGCCATTGGTTAATTGTGTTACCGCCAGAATCCTGACGAACAAATGCTACTGTTCCATGAACAGGAGATGCAATTGCTGCGTCTCTTGCAGCGGGATTTAAAAAGTTATTAAGACCTTCTTTAGAGGTCAAAGAATCTGTAAAAGATACGTCATTACTAAATGCATTAACGCCTGCCCATGTGTATGCTGAAGAGGTATCAATTGCGCCACCCAGTTGTAGCCATTGATCACTTTCCTGATCATACATGAAGGCTGGTTTACCAGAGTAGTTAAATGTAGTTGGCATAGTGTTTATTATAGCAGATTTATTCCGCTACCCTCTCAGAAAAATTATACCACAATTAGCGGTATTCTTTAGGCTGTCTATACTGTCTTTTATAGGAATCAAAAAATAGGGTACGGAGTTTATTTGTTACCCTTGCCTGTTCAGCAAAATCTTCTTGTGTCCCAATCTCCATTTGCCATTCATCTCTTTTGATTGGAATTACTTGCATTATTGGAGTACCCGCTGGAATTAAGCCATCCATCTTTGGATCACGTAAAACGAAAGGGAAGTTAACAGGAGCATTATAAGTATCAGTATCTACAATTGCGGGTAACGCAATAATAGGAGTTTCCCTATGAAGAGGAGATATAAATAATGATGAATATCCTGGTGGTGTTTTTATAGACCATGCATTATTCCATTTTGGATAGGAGTCTTCATGTCCTGTGTCATCTGGATGTTCTGGTAATTGATGTTTTGGATGAAAAGAAATAGCACCAAAATTTGCCCATTCATAATGTTGATGTAGTTTTCCATTTTCATCTGGTCTTTGAGATATAAATAAATCTACATGAGTTGAAATTATATACCCGCCAGAAATAGCATCAAAAATAGGCATACAGCGTTTTGCTGTTGCTGTTGTCCCTGCATTTCCGTCTGGTCTTTTTTCTCCACCAGCATATGATTCTAAATTTTTATACCAGTCTGGAACTAGTTTTGAAGCGGGTACTGGACGATATTCTTCTGGTACCCCAATAGTATCTGTAAATGTAATTATGTTTGTCAATTTAACTACCCCCCTTAAGTTTTAATTATACACTAATTAGAGGGGAGGAAGCAAGAGCCAAGATGTTGTATTTTCATCCCATGTATAAATTTCATCACTACCGTCTTCAATTGTAGGGTATGGAATAGGTGGTTGCCAAATACATTTATCTTCATTTAAAACCCATGATGGAAAATCTTCTGGTTTTGGCGGTATAAAAGCATCTCTAACTTCATCATAGTTATATCCAATTTGTGGATAGTTTTTTCTAAATGGTATACCATCAAATAAATGCTCTCCAGCCATTGTATTGTATGATGCTCTTTTACATTTTGTATTATGAAAATTTCCATACCAAGTTTCTGGATTAAGACCTTCAATTAGTTGGTCTTCATCTATTCCAGTTATTATATTAATAACAATATTATTTTCGTCTAATAAAGCATAGTGTGCCATTAAGCCCAACTCACATTCCCTGAACCAGAATTAAATTTATAAATTCTATGATTTTCTGAACTAACATCTGAGTATGTTAGCCCCGCACCTATTGTTGGCGCATCAGAATTTATTGAATATTTAATTGCAACAACTCCAGATCCTCCACCTGATGCAGCTCTACCATAAGCCAGATTACTTGATCCTCCTCCACCACCGCTACCAGTATTAGCTGCGCCAGCACTACTACTTCCACCTCTTATATTTCCACAGGCTGACCAACCATATGAGCCCATTCCACCACCACTATTTCCGCTACCTCCTCCACCACTAAAACATCCAGTGCTATTACCACCCTGAGCATTTCCACCACCAGCACCTGGACAGCAAGAATCTGAGTCTCCTCCACCACCGCCACCGCCTGCGTAATTTGCACCTAAAATTGAACTCGATGTTCCTGCGCCGCCATTTCCGCCATAACTACTACCATTATCTGTACCGCCAGCGGCGCCTCCATTGTTTGCAGATCCACCACCACCTCCTGCTGCCCTACCATTATTTGATCCAGCATTTCTTGAATTACCAGATGTGCTTCCGCTTCCGCCAGCGGCATTTATTCCTGCAAATGAAGATGTTCCTCCGCCTCCTGCTACAGTCAAAGTATATGATGTTGTTGCAGATACATTGTTTAAAGTTGATTCAGCAAATGCTCCTGCACCGCCACCCGCCCCTGCGGTGTTGCTATCGCCACCTTGACCAGTTCCTCCGCCACCAACTAATAAATATTCAACACTTGTTGGGGGGTTTTTAACAACACCAAATCTACCAAAGCCTCTTACGGCTGCGGCGCCACGAGTTGAAAGTAATGGCAATTAAATCACCCCTTAATTATGCAAACTTAGTTTGTGCTGCGAATACTGTGAATGCTGATGCTACCGTCGAAGTGTTAGCTACTTTAATTGCTGTAATTGAATAAATATCTACTGCAGATGTGTTTCCAGCAGTTGGAGCAGTTCCACCTTGCCATTTGGTTACAGATGTTACTGCTGTACCGTCAATTTGCATGGCAGTTAAATATCTAGCAGCACCTGCACCATTAGTTACAAGATTTGCAACTGTTAGTGATTGACCAGTTGACATTAAATTAACAAGAGAGGTGGTAGAGCTTCCAGTTACATTTAATACATAGTTAGCACTGGCAGAACTAGTGTAATAAACAACTGAACCTTGATCAAGTACATTTAGTATAACTGTGCCTGTTACTGAAAAGGAAGTTACAGCAGCCGACTCAAGAATTTGAGCAATCTGTGTGGTGCCTGTAATAGTAGGACGATTAATTTCTGGTGCAGATGTAAATGTTCCACCAATAAATGTTCCGCTTGTTACTGAAGGATTTTGTAAAGTTGGAGTAACAAAAGTTCCACTTGTTACTGAAGGATTTTGTAAAGTTGGAGTAACAAAAGTTCCACTTGTTACTGAAGGATTTTGAATTGTTGGTGCAGTTAATGTTTTATTACTTAAAGTCATTGTGTTGCTAGTAGTTGCAACTAAAGTATCATCTACTGCAATAGAAGGTATTGGTCCTGCACCACTGGTTACTGTTATTCCTGTACCCGCTGAAACAGCAGACACGTCGCCAGTCTCGGCGGTATTTACCCAGTTAGTTCCATTATAAACAAGAGTCTGTCCAGATGCAGCGGTAGAAATAACAACATCCGTTAATCCATCTAAACTCTGTACTGCAATACCAGCAAGGGGATACCAAGTATCATCTCCTGAGTCATATACATATCCTGGTTTTGGATCGGTAGTGTTAAAAGTTGGCATTATTTCTCCTTATGGTTTATTATATCAGATGTTACTCTGATATCTGTACTTCTTCCCAGCCTATAATTTCTTCATTCCATTTATAATGCTTTGGATTTTCTTCATCAATATTTGGATACGGAATAGGGGTTTCCCATGTATTTAATTCTTCATTAAATACCCATGATGGGTATGGGGATGGTAGACAAAATCTAGTGCCTGTCCAATAAACAATACCTAGTTCTGTTGACTCTTTTTCTAAATTCATTTTATAATAATTAAATGCATTGAATTCATTTTTTATTCTTTCAAGTGTGTCAATGTCGTTTTCAACGCAAACAGCAGTTTCTATTAAGATATTGCTATTATCTACAAAACCGTATGTTATTTCATTCATATAGTACTACTTTCTATAAACAATAACTTGTCCAGCATTTCCATTTCCTCCACCTCCACCACCAGCTGCTGCATTGTATCTTGACGCTCCGCCTCCGCCGCCACCACCGCCACCGCCGCCTATTCCAGAAGCGGTACCTCCACCGCCACCAGAATTAGCAAAAAGTGTAAAACCCGTAAATCCAGCACTACCTCCACCGCCACCATTACCAGCACCAGATCCTGCAGCGCCTCCACCTCCACCACCAACGCTGAAGTTATCGGATCCATCACTGTTAGTTCTCATACTAGCGCCACCAGATCCACCGCCACCACCGCCACCACCAATAGCCAATATTGAAATATTGTTATCAGATAGAGTGATATTTCCACCCGCTGTACCAGAATTTCCAGAACTTCCTCCAGTAGACTGCTGATCATTAGCCCTTGTTTCACCGCCACCACCGCCACCACTGACGGAAGCACGAGTAACAGATCCGCCAACATTACTATTTTGAGCATTTCTACTTGCACTTGCTAAGTTTCCAAAATTAGACGTTGATCCAACAGTAACATTGATTGTATCACCAGGGGTTACCGAATACTCTTTAAAGGCTACTGCTCCACCACCAGCACCGCCTCCACCTCCACTACCACCAAGGCAAAAATTATCAAAGTTATGTCCTCCAGCGTTACCAGAGCCACCAGCTGCACCACTAGAGACTACATAGGTAGCAATTTTTGTTGTTCCTGATGGCACTGTATACGCTCCAGAAGCGTTGAATGTTTGTGATAAAGAATATATAGCATTAGGTGTAACAGAACTTGATGCGGAAGAAGCATCGGATGTTCCAACAGCATTTGTCGCTGTCATTGTAAATGTATATGCAGTTCCTTCAACATAAGATCCTGTTACAACAATAGAACCATCAAGATCTGTATTTGTAAATGTTAAAGCAATTGATGGCGATGAAGTAAATCCAATAGTTGTAATGGGGGCGCCATTATTTGCTCCTAAAGTATAAGTTATTGTTACTGAAGTTGAACTAGCAACTGTTACAGAATTAATTGTAGGAGCATTAGGCTTTCCAGCACCTTGAAATCCAAGACCTCTAACGCCCGCTTGTCTTCCACCAATGATAGGCATCTATTATTCCCCTTATGCAAACTTAGTCTGTGATCCGAATGCTGTGAAGGTAGCGTTTGCTGTTTTTGCAATTGTAAACGAATAAATATCGATGCTGCTTGTGTTTCCTGCACTTGGTGCAACACCATTTTGCCATTTAACGCTTACTCCGCTTGTTGCACCGTCTACGGTAAGAACCGTTTGATAAAACGGAGTTGTTCCATTTGTTGCAAATAAAACGGTAGTAATAGAATCACCAGTTGTAAGAATATTATTAAGAGATGTTGAAGAATTACCACGAACATTTAATACCCAGTTAGAGCTTGAAGAGTTTGTATAATACAAAACAGCAGAAGTTAATACATCTAGATTTACAGTGCCACCAGCAGATGATGCTGCTATATTCCAACGCTCTTCTGGAGAAAGTAATATTGGATATGTTTCTGTTACTGTTACTGAGGTACCCGCTGAAATTAATGGCGCAATAATATTTGGATTAGATGTAAATGTGCCACCAATAAATGTTCCGCTTGTTACTGAAGGATTGTTTAGGGTAGGTGTTGTTAAAGTTTTGTTTGTTAAAGTCTGAGCAGTACTCAGGTCAACCGTAGTGCCAGTATCAATAGCAATTAATGGAATTGGTCCAGCACCATTTGTAACTGTAATACCAGTACCTGCAGAAACTGCAGTTAGATCTCCAGGATCTGACCAAGCAAGTCCGCTTGTTGTGCTTGAGTCTGCTTTTAAATATTGTCCATTTGATCCAACTGTCAAAACTGTGACGGTATCATTAGAAACACCTGCAAGCAAATCTCCCTTTGCTGCAATAACTGCTGCTGGAATAAATGGGTTTCCAGTTGTAGAAGTAGATGCATCTTTATCTACCCAGATAACACCAGATGTAATATTAGATGTGGGAGCATTGTTATTATAAATTGCAGTAGCGCCAATAACAGAACTTGTCATTGATCCATCAAAATCAACCCAAATATATCCATCTGGAACTCCTGATGGGGTAAAGTCTCCAGCAACTGGAGCACTTGATGTTGCATCTCCACCAGATGATGGACGTGCTTCTAGCGAAGCAATGTCATCATCAATTGCTTTAAGCCAATATGCTAAACCACCAGAACCAATACCAGCGGTAGTTGCAATAGATGTATAAGCACCATAATGATATGCTTGAAACGCTGCTTGAATGTCAGCAGCATCAGTTAAACCTGGGATATTTACAGAGTATATACTACCAATTGATTCTACGGCCATGGGATCTCCTTATGCAAATTATTATAGCACATTCTTATGACTCTCCAGCCTCAACAACGGTAATAAAAAGATGAACAACCACTTCTTCTGATAACGAGGTCCAGGCACCAGATGCATATTCCATAGCCTCTAAATTAATTCTTAGGTTGCTAGTATTAGCACCTGTTAGCGCTGGAATAGCCATTGCTGAGGCTACAGGGCTGTCGTGAGCGATGCTGTACTGAACGCTAAAGTTATCTGCTACGAATGCCGTATCGGCTGCTGTAATGTCAGCAATAGGAATAACCACAGAAGCGACACCACTTGAAAATGTAGCAGAATAATTTTTAGAATAAATAGTTGGATTTAATTTTAATACTTCAATCCAAGTGTCTCCACCTGGCTCTGCGACGTATTGATATAGATACCCATAGTCAGCACCAGGAGATGTATTTATAAATAAATCATTTAACTCAGGAGTCTGACCAATTCCAATACTGTTTGGATTACCAGTGCCGACAAATACTTGACTACCACGAATTCCAGCGGGACCAATATCAACAAGTAATTCTATTTCTGTCGGTGGTCCTAATACAGTAATATCGTCATTACTAAGCAATACCTCTGGCATTAGACAGCACCCGTGATCTGCTCCGTCACACTGATTGTTCCAGTCAAAAGTGTAAATACAAGTGCTGCGCCAGAATCAATCTGCACGTCATAAACATATGTTCCTGGAGCAAGTTCTTCTCCAACACCTGGCAAAATTGTACATGTAACTAAATTATTAACATCATCAACCACGGCTTGTGCTTCATACTGAACAACGCTTGTCGCTGCTCCTCGGGCGGTAGCAATAAAGAAATCCGCATCATATCCATCAAGATCAAATGCAGAACCATCAGAGTTCTTTGGACGAATTACGAATTCGTTTGTATCTCCACGGTAGTAACTAAAATTATATGTTGCTGGAAATGCCATTAACGTGACACCTTATAGATCTTTCCGTTTACCTTAATAACAGGGGAAACATCGGTGCGTGTATCTTTAATTTTAACAACGGCAGGTAAACTCATAATGATCCTCCTGGAGTAATGTCACCCAATACTCTAATTGTACCAACAATTGGAGTCCAAATTGTATTTTCTCCAGCATCTTCTATTTCTACCTGTAGGTCAAATGGTAGTTCTGCTACCACCGACTGATAGGCAGTTCCCCAGGACAAGGTCATAGAAGCGGGGGCAGTAATAGAAACACTACCAGTAGAGGCGGTAGTTAACAATTCATCCAAAACATCTCCGCTTGGATCATAGGCTGTAGCCTTATAAGACCAGGTAGTAGTAGGCCATTTTGTTATTTCATTATCATATAAAAAGTCTACATTTAGAGTCGCCGTATCGCCACGAACAATATTCCATTGAATGTTGGCTGGATTTGCTCCAAATTTAGAAGTATCTGCAACGGTAAAGGATTTTTCAGCCATAATGTTTGATTATACCATAAAAAGGCTGAACGCTCTAGGGGCAGTGGGGGGTGGGTAGAGAGCAACCTAGAGCGCCAGCACGTTCATTCTAACATTATTTTATTTACTTTTGTAACAATTTGATAAATTTTTTAAAAAAGTTTGATTTTAGTCTTGACAAGAAAATTTTATAGTGTATACTTAAATATTAAGAGGGTAAATAGTTAAAAGAAAAAAGATATACTATATATAGATTACTTATTAGCGTGATCTTCAAGGTGAATCAAGATAGCATCATAGAGTTTATCGGTTTTGGTTTCAAGCCTTGTAATTTGGTCTTTCATTGAAGATCCAGAATTTGGCCTTAGTTCGCTCATTATCTCTTCTACATATTTTTTCAAGATCCACCTCATCACTACGCCGACGGTTCCTAGGATTCCTAGAATTGTAAGTGTTAATCCTGCCCAGTCTGTTGGCGTCATAGTGATAAAATTATAACATATTTTTCGGCGGGAAGCGCAAAAAGAACAACAAACCATCCCTGACAAAGATATGAATAAAATATTCAAAGTATTGTCAATATCCTGGTTTGTAATGTATAATGGCAAGTATGGATAAAGAACGTGAAGTCAAACCCTGGGATCTATTAAATCCAAATAAGCCAAGGTCTGGCGAAGAATTAAAGGAAGCTAGATTAGCCATATGTAGAGCATGTGAATATTTTAAACCTCGTACGGAACAATGTAGAAAGTGTGGTTGTTTTATGAAGTTAAAGACGAGTTTAGAAGAAGCTAAATGTCCGATTGGGAAGTGGTAGTTTTTTATATACCCTGGTTTTTCAATGTCCCCCGAAAAATTATTCTTTGTAGATTATAGACTTTATCCAATGCCAGATAAATTGTCTAGTTAGATGGATTTTTATAAAAGTTCAAGTTTATCAATACTCTCAAACGCTCATCTGTACAACTAGTGCCACTATGACGAAGTTGAGAGTCAAATATGACTATTCTATTTTCTTTAGATTTTACGCTTGGACCATTTTCAAAATTAGTAGATCCATTATTACTATTAATATAGTAAACTGCTGTATAAAGTTTGCTATCTGTTATATAGTCTGTATGATATCCATAATCAATAATTTCTTTGGTTTTTACTGTTAAATTTGCTTTAATTTTTACTAAAGCAAGTGCATCAATTTTATCTATTAATGGATTAAGAATTTGAGAATGGTTTGAGTTTATTGAATGACGTATATAAAAAATATGAACAAACTGAAAATTCTCATTAAAGTCATAACCATTTGTTTTTCTGGGCACATAGAACCATGGGAAGTTTTCTGAAAGCATGGTATTTTTGATATTTTCAAAACTGTCTTTATCTAAGAAATCGTCTATAATTTGAATGTCCANATTTNCCCTTTTATATAATTGTAGCATATATATTGTTTTTTGTATAGTTTTGCTATATAATGGCTATATGTTGCAATTTGTTATAAACATGTCTCTGGCTATTTGTATATGTATTGGTATATTGAGTATAATTAATAAATATGGAAAATAGATCTATATAGACCACCAGCCTCTTATGGTTCCCCCATCTATTGGGCATATGTATTTTTTAGGTTCGTCTGATAGGTAGAATTCTTTAAAGAGTTTAGAGTTAAGGTTATGATCGGGTTCATGGGTATACCGCCCACAATGGGGGCATGTTTCACGATGAACATATTCAAATACATGGATACAGGGTGTGGGGTTTGGCATGTATTTATTATACCCGAAATCTGAAAAATTTTTCATTTTGGGAAAATCTGAATATTTTGCTAAAGTGTATGATGCATGATTTGAAAAAATAAAATAAAAAAAATAGTGCGACCACTATTGGAGAGATCGCACTAGGGCTATTTATAGCGGTTTATTTACTAGAAGCAGTGCCTTGTAAATATCCGTCAATACCTAATAAATCGCAAGTAATTTTTACTCGTTGATTTTTCTTTAGAGATTTTTTGTATAGGTCTATAAAGTAATAGACATTTTCTTTAGTAGGCAAATCCATTTTCATTTCTTTGCCACTCATACTAGTTATCGTTATTTTCATTTAACACCTGTTCTTTCTGTTGTTGTGTTGCTTGGTGATAACCTTTGGGGCTACCATTTTTATTTATCCACGCTAGGCGCAGTTGTTGCTCTAGTGTGTAGGTCATACACACTCGCAAGGTTCTGTGTCATAGTTGTTCTCATCTCCGTAGAAAATAAGTCCGTGTCCATAACACTCATCACAATTTATTCTTTCTATTGCGTTTATCATTTTAGTTTATCCTTTCTTAATTCTTAAAGTGTAGCAGGGGCTACTGACATAGCCTCTACTGTAAATCCGTAAGCCACTAGGCTATCCATAAGGTCATTTATTTGACGCTCATTTATCATCAGCCTATCTGATGTTGTAAGTATAGTATCCTCTTTAGATACTGTGTAATTTAGTGTTAGCATTTTTTGCTACCTAACCTTTCTTTTTGTTATACCTGTAATTCTATCTGTTGCCACTGACATTTTGGGGGGTGTCTGTGGGGTAATCCCTGTGATTTAGGTCACACCCTAAAGGGTGGCTATACCTATAATCACGCATATGGCAACGCCAATAAATGCTGGCCATGGCCCACTTGCTAAAGCATCATCTGCCCAGTCTGTAATATTTCCAAAGAAGTCTGACACTGAGTCCAATGTATTTCCAAAAAAATCGCTTATCATTTTAGTTTTTACCTTTCGTTTAGTAGTTATATTTTAACTATCTAATACGGGAAGTATAACAGAGCAGACCGACAAAATCAAATCTAAACACGGCGTGTCGCAAAGTATTTTTGTGGTGTTGGTCACACTTTTCCCACCCCCGCGTTCGGGCGTGTCGGTCCCCGGGGGGTGTCCGATTTGTCATAGTTTATTTGTGACTACTATCACAAAAATAGTTTTTCAGAATGTCCGATTTATCCTGATTTGTTCTCTCAAAATGTCAGACCCCCCTGTTATAATTCTAGTATAAGAAAAAATAAATAGTGTTAAATGAGCCTCTTAAATGAGCCTAGCAAATAATCCGAAAGGTGAGCCTAGCAAATAAGATAAGAGCAAATAANTTAACACACTAAAAAGAAAGGTAGGTCNNAAAATGACTACACTAGATAAAAATCAAGTAATAGAATACTTAANTGAAAATAACTTTAATTTTCAAGATAAAATCTGCGTNTTCTGCTCANCTACTTATGATCGTTGGAACGCGGTATGCGTATCTTGTCGTGAGTATAAGGGTATGACTAACATAGTTGAAGCCGTAGAATACTACGGAATAGACATTCTC